ATAAACGCGACGCCTCCGAATTCGCCTTCACCCAGTCTTTAACCGAGGTGTGGGCCACCAGCTTGTCCATCAGCGACGGTCCGACGATGGCGTGTAGGCGCGCGTAAGTCGTCGAGCCGAGCGCGGCCTCGAGGAGGCGAGCGGCGGCCACCAGCTTGCCCGGCACGTCGGTGGTCGTGGTGTTCATCAAAAGAGGCATCTCCTGCTGGGTGACGCCGAACTCAGTGAACAGGTTGTAGATCACCGTGGTTCCGTCGGCGTCCAAGATAATGCCCTTGAGCGCCCCGAGCCGGTGGTACTCGATAGTCAGTTCGAGCCGACGGCGCATCTTGGCGAGCTTCTGCTGCACGCGCTGCAGGACGGCCACCGTGTTGTCATTGCTGCCGAAGGCGCGGACATTCTGCACCTCGTCGGCAAGCAAATGATCGCGGGTCGGAATGTGCGGCACCTTGAACGCGCGCACGTTGGCGCCGAGCGCCGGGTTGGCGTCGGCCACGCCGCCGCGCGGCGCCGTCCGCACGAGGGTCAAGACATCGTTCACGATCTCGATCACCGCGACGGTGGTCGTGATGCGCTCTTCGCTGAACAGCCCCATCTCTCCCAGGCGCTGCGGTACGTACTCCCCCGTATTGATCGACTTGGTAAGAGACACGACGCCAAAAGCGTCGCCGTTGAAAATATCTAACATCGGAAATCCTCCTGTTTTTCGGGTGCGGTTATCGTGCCGTTTACAGTGCCTTGATGCCGAGCGCGGCGAGTGAGGTGACGATGGCCGCCTGTTCGCCGGCGTCCTGGTCCGCCGCCCAGCCGAGCGAAGCCAGCTTGACCTCGGCGTCGCACTCGATGATCACTCCGGCCTGGTCGGCGTCGGTGGCATTGACGGCTCCGAGCAGAATACCGATGACGGACGAGAGCGCCGTGCCAGCCGCGACCACCTTGCCGCCCGTGGTGAGCCCACTGACCACCGCACCGTCCGCGAGATTCTGACCGGACGCGACGACAACATTTTTCCGCGAGCGCTGGCCGTTGGCCTCACTGAGCAACCACTCGCCGTAGCCCTTGGATTGAGTTAAAGCTGCCATAGAAAATTCCTCCTCTTTCGATTTTGGTGAAAAATTTTACCTACCGCGGGCTCCGTGTTGCGGACTTCCTTCGCGCGGCATAAATTTCGTCGCTGTTGATGACGACCCTTTGGGTGAGCGTGCGATCCTTGATCGGCAGCCGGTTATCAATGTCGATGTCGCGCGCTTGCAGGATCTCGAACAGATCGCTGCGTACCTCCTCGAGCGAGAACCCGGCCTTGATGTAGCGCTGCGCGCGGTCGGGCAGCTTGGCGGCGACGCACGCCGAGCGGATCGGGCCGGCGTCTTTCAGACGCTCGCGCACCTGCTCGGGCGTCTTGCCCTGGGCGAGGAAGTCGCCGGCAAGCGCGGCCACGTCGTTTTTCTTGCAGAGTTCATTGATCTCCGCCGCGGCGGCGCGCACGTCGTCGGCGCTCATGGACGGGTTGCCGCCAGAAGGCGGCGAGGGCGTGGTGGGCGGCGCCCCCGCCGCTGGGGCGGGACCCTCGGCAGTCGGCTTGATAAACGGTTCGATCAGCGCGCGGTACTTGTCCGGAATCGGCGCCATCTTGGAAAGCATGGTCGCGTCGATAAAAGCGGCGGCGCGGAGGCCTTCGATCTTTTCGTCGGCAAAGCCGTTGGCGATCGCCTCATCGGCGCTCAGCAACGCCGAGTCTTCCATCAACTGGATCAGAGCGTCCGCGCTGAGCGGCGATTTCCAGCGATAGGTTGCGACGATCGCGTCGCGCATGGTGTCCAGCTTGTCGGCCGTCTCGCGATGTTCCTTGGCGTTGCCGTACTTGGGCGAGGACGGCATGTGCGTGAAGAAAACCCCGTTGTCGGCGATCTTGACGACGTCGCCGGCGCTGGTGATGAGGGTTGCCGCGCTAGCGGCAACCCCCTCGATCAGCATCTCGACATACCAGCCCTTGCGCGCTTTCAGATCCCGAAACGTATTGGCGATCTGGGTCGCGGCCATGACGTCGCCGCCGGGAGAGTTGATGTGGACGCGCGCGGTTTTCACCGAGTCCGGCGCGGCGTTGAGCGCGGTGACGAACTCCTTGGCCGTGATGCCGAAGCCGAGCATCCCGGCGATCCAGTCGCCGATGAAGTCGTCGATATAGACATCGATGGACGACGGCTTGTCGCCTTCCGCTTTGATGTTCCAAAATTTATCCATGAAACCTCCGTGCAAAAAAAAAGCGGCCGCCCGCCGATCCTCCTCAAGATCGACGGGCGGCCGCTACTTTGTTTCCTCGGGCCGAGAGCTAAATTATGTAAGTTACCGTACTCTGGACAGTTTCACCGCCTCTGTCAATCTGCTTTCGGAAACCGCGCTGTAAGAGACTTTGAACGGCATGCCGGATTGCCGGCTGAGCACCACCGTCAAATGGATCTTCGAAATGCTCGCGTCGCAGTCGATCGCCTGCTCGTGGCGCGCGATCTCACTGCTGACGGCGTTCTGAATGTGAATGGTTCGGCGCGCCATTATGTAAACTTTCCGCTGTTATTTATTCACTTCTTCAAGAACGATCCGGTAAATCGTCGCGAGCGCCTTCCCTAGTGGCTCTGGGTCTTTTGTTAAATTCCCGTGGGGCAGCGCTTCTATTCGACTCAGCAGTGCCACGACAATATCCTTAGCGATTTCGGAATGTGATTCAGCCATCGTTTTTCCCTGCTCCTGCTAGTTTTGCTCCCTGCTTTTGAAGGATCCGCTCGATCAAAAAAAAGATCGTCACGCGCGGGAGTTTCATAGCCGGCCCGCCAGAAGGAGAATCAGAACGACGATCAGGATCACACCGACCGCGCCGACCGGTCCGTAGCCCATCGAATGATAGCCCCAGGTCGGCAGCCCGCCGACGAGGAGAAGAATCAAAACGACCAGCAGGATTATCCGTTCGGTGCTCATGCGGCGGCGGCACCTTGATCATCTTGCTCCGGCGCCGGCGGCAGGTTGTGCGTGGCGTAGGTGAGGCCCAGCCCTTCGGCGCGCTTCTTGTCCTCAGAGTTCTGCCGGTCGATCTCCTCGGCGTCTTCGCCGCGCTCGGCGACGACCGCCGACCGCGAGTTGAAGCCGCTGGCGACTTCCATCTGGCGCGCCTGCACGTCTTGCACCGGGTGGATGTACTCCCAGCGCTGCGGCCGCCAGTCGACGCGCTGATATTCTTTCCGCCGCGCGAAATACTCCGGCGCCGTGAGCGCGCCGGCGAGCACGGCCTGGTCCATCCACGCGCTCCAGACCGGCTCGCAGATTTGCGGGATCACTAGATGCCACTGCGACTGTTCGAGGATCCGATGAAACTCGTTGAGCACGACGCGCATCAACCGATCGTTTACCTTCGACATATCGCCGCTGAGGAATTCATAGGGAATGTCGAGCGCGGCCGCGGCGCCGAGCAATTGCTGGCGCACGAAGTCGGCGTAGCCGGCGCCGGTCGAGTCGCCCTCGAAAAATTTGAGATCCTCGCCGGGCAGCATGGCGACCATCGCGCCCGGCTCGACGGTCATGATCGGCACGTCGCCGTTTTGCGGGTCGAGCGGCGCGCCCGAGAACGGGTCAAACTTGTATTCGTCATCGGCGTAGTTGGCGCGCGTGATCGCGGCGGTATAAGACGCGCGGCTTTTTTTGCGCACCAATTCCGCATCGTCATATTCATCGAAGTCGCGGGTTTTAATTAACGCCTGCACCGTCCACGGCACGCCGCGGAGCTGTCCCGGTCGGAGCGGCGCGTAGTGGTGAATCACGGACGACGCCGGCACCGGCACGAGCTCGGCGAGATTGATGGTCAGGAAGCGCTCGCCGGGGTGGGTGCGGTGCATCCAGTAGGCGGTGCGCTTGCCGATGCCGTTGAACTCGATCCCGGCGCGGATCGAATGGCCGCCGATGGGAAGCAGCTCGTTGGTATCGGACGGGCAAAACTCCGGCTCTAAAAACTGCAATTGCAGCGGCACGGGCAGACCATCGCTCGGCGCGCGCTGGCGCAGGCGGATAAAGACCTCGCCGCCCTCGACCCGGGTGCGCGACGCGAGCGACTGGAGCCCATAGAAATCGAGCACGCCGTCGGCGTCGGCGACCTTGGTCCAGTCGTTCCAGAGCGCGTCGGCGGCCTTGCGAAAGGTCTCGTCCGGCGCGCGCGAGCGCGGCGTGATGCCGGTGCCGATCTCGTTTGAGACCACCGAGTTGATGCCTTTTTTTATCCAGCCGTTGTTGCGGGTGGCGTCGCGCGAGCGCGCGCGCACCAGATCCAAATCGGCGAGGATCGCCGCGTTCGGCCCCGGCGTGCCGGGCATCCACAGGCCGAGCCGCCGCCCCATGGCGCCGGCGTCGTAGCGGTTGCGCACGCGCAGCGCGCTCGGCGCTTTGGGCTTACGAAACGTCAGCGCTGTGAGCAGTTTTTCAAACATTCTATTATTTTAAAGGCCCCGTCGATTCCGCATCAGATAAATCCGCGGCCGGCGGATCGACCCGGCGGCCGCCGTGCTCGTCACTTCGGCAAGGATCGCCTCGCGCAGTTTGATCAGGTCGGGCAGCGGCGTGTTGACAAACTGCATGCCGCCGTTCTCGCCGCTGAGGGAATTTTTCCGCGTGCCGTCGCGCACCGCGCGGATCGCGGCCTCGACGGCGTCATAGTCTGCTCCGGTCCAAGGCATTTGTGTGCCTAAAAATACAGCAACAGCCCGCCGCGCACAACCCGAAGCTTTATCTGGCCCGGTCGGGGCAACGGCATTGCTCCGTAAGCTCGTCGCAGCCGGAGCAGTAACATCTCCCAGGGATATGCTTGCAGTCGGTGACACCACAGATGCCGCAGCGTATTGCGTTCGGTGACTCATCCACGTGCTTGCGAAATTCATCCAGCAGCTTACCGAATAGCTCAGGCGCCTTTTCAACCGTATCCTCACCCGGGCGCATGTCCGTCAGCCGCACGGTCAGATCGGCAATCTCGCGCAGTTGTTCAATCGTCATTTTTCGGCCTTACCTGTGTCGAATCGTGTCACACGTCGTTTGTGGGGCGGACGGCGTCCGCCCTCTTAAAAAGCGAGTCCAATCGTCGTTGCACATCGCCGGTTTATCATCGGCAAATAATCAGGGTTCAACTCAATCCCCACCGCTCGCCTGCCCAACTCAATTGCCACTTTCAAAGTCGTCCCGCTGCCGGCGAAAGGGTCAAGGACCATGTCGCCCGCCTTGCTCCCGGCGAGTATGCAGCGCTTGGCGAGCTCTTCGGGGAACGTGGCAAAGTGCGCCTCTGGATAGGGCTGCGTCGCGATGGTCCAGACCGAGCGGATGTTGCGGAATTGACTCAACCCAACCGAATCGCGGCGATTAGCGTCCGGTTGATTGCGACCATTTCCGTTCACGGCGGTCTTTCCTCGATT